GTCACCTGTTAAACGTAAGGTTCTCAAGAAAAAGTCACCTGTAAAACGTAAGGTTCTCAAGAAAAAGTCACCTGTTAAACGTAAGGTTCTCAAGAAAAAGTAACCTGTTAAACGTAAGGTTCTCAAGAAAAAGTAACCTGTTAAACGTAAGTAAATTACACAACCAAATTTGAATTTTAAATCCATATGAATTTAAAATATAATGAACAGTTTAAATTTAAACTGTTTTCCAACACTTCCAACACATAGCCTGATATTTCTCTTCTCCGCCAAAATCAGGTTCATCAGAACCATCATTTACTATAGTTTTATTACCACAATCATCTACATAAAACTTGGCATTGATGATTGCCTTCTTATCACAACTAATACATACATTCTTTATCTCTTCAATTGAATCAGCAATCTCGATTAATCTCTTTGACCCTACAAACATCCTTGACCTATAATCGGTTTTCAAACCATAACAAATAACAGGAACTTTAGTGGTAGAAACGAACTTGAGTTCATCTACATTGCTCTCTGATAACCATTGACATTCATCAACAAGAATACAATGGATATTCATAAAGTCATAATCAGAATCAAATATTGCTTGATTTGAATCAGGAAAGATGACCTTATCAACAGGTATACTACTCATTGCTCTGGAATAGACTTGTTCTGTTCTACAATCAATACTTGGCTTTAGAACAAGGACATCTTTTCCCCGAGAACGATAGTTATGAGCAACCATAATTAACTGGGCTGTCTTGGACGAATTCATAACACCATATCGGAAATATAGTTTAGGCATTTATTAAATCTTTGAATTTCAGATTCTAATTCAATTTAAAATTCTTTGAATTATGAATCGTTATGTTTATATCAGATAGATAACTAAAAATAAATTATTTATAATCGGTATATACAATAAATAAAGAGAATGGCAACACAAAGAGATTTGAATAAAATATTAAACCTTAAGAAACAAGGAGATATAAAACGATTACTAGGTAAACAAAACCCTAAAGGTACACGTAAGCCTCTTCAATCGGAACCTAAAATATCAGCTATGCAGAATATTGAAGCGGAGGAAAAAGAAGTAAGAATGTTTTTCGAAAATGTAGATCCTAATGACATCGAACAGTTCAAAAGTGAACTGACAAGATTTATGAATTCAAAATCAATATGGAAAGGGAGAAGAACATTTTTTACAAGGTTCTTAAATGAAATTCCTGAAAACTTATTTGTTAAATTTTCACAATTATACTTGAATCAACCTTTGAATTTTAAGGAATTTTTTGATACTAAGTTCAAGCCTAAATATATCGATAAAAATATTATGATATATGGTAAATACGATGAGATAATGAGGTCTCTTTTTACCGATTATATTATAAATCCATTGAAATATTTAGAACAAACAGATAAATTAAGGTCTCAAATGTCTGCAAAATTTATCGATATGCTAGATTCATTTCTTGATATCAACAAAAATGAAAAACGATACTTTGCTCAAAAGTATGTTGAAAGCAAGTATCCATACGATGAATTTTATATTAGATACAAAGCTGGAACTCTCGACGGAGGAGGAGGTGAACCAAACGTAGAACAACCAAACGAGGAACCAAATAAACAACAAGAACCTTCAAAAGCAGTTCAAAATAGAGTCCCTTTAATGATTGATGAAAACGGAAACGTAGTTCCAGTACCAACCGGATACAACCTATACAAATTCAATAGACCCAGAAATAGATTACCTATAGTCTCTGAAAAAGAATTCCAAAAGAAATTAGATAAACTAAAGGAGATTCCAGGTGAAGTAGTTGACCTAGCAAAAATCGAACTGAAAACCAATCTTGGATTATCATCAAATAAGATAGATGATATATTAATTGGTTTACTTGAGAAATATAACTCGTTTGAATCATTCGTTAAAAAGCTAGGGAAAATCATCTTCTACTACTCAAATCAATTCATCATCAGAAATCAAAATAACAAACTCGCAAGCTTATATAAGACTCGAATTCAAAATGATGTATTTAATATGAAAGGAATTGCATATGCTACCAAATATGACTTTCTACCTGAACTATTCGAATTTGATGATGACAGTAATTCTGAAAGCAAAAAACAAGTTAAAAAAGTAGTTAAAAAACAAATTGAAGTCTTCCTTAAAAACTTTAAAATCAAACTATATGCATTCATTATCAATACATCAGCAAAGATTAAAAATATAAATTCTGGTTTTGTCGATGTTGTAATTCTAGCCGATGAAAGAGATAGAGATTACACATGGTTCGGATATACTGACAACGGTCGTAAGTATTTCAATATCAGGAATATCGACTCGACAATGATTCCGAGTGATGTAGAAAGTCATATTTCAAAGGTCTACAACACAAAAATTCATGATGGAGAAGTACCTGTAGCTGAACCGGATGAAGTACCACAAGGACAAGTACCCCCTCAAGAAGAAGAATTCGATGTTCAACAGTTATACGAAGATTTTGTAATGTCTCTAAAGAATCTTAACATTGGACAAGATTTATTCAGTGATAGTGAAGGAGAGAACGGGTCACCATCACCTCTATTCACAGAGAGCGATAATGAATCGAGAGAAAGAACAAATTCAGACTTTTCAGATGTAGACTCACCAAGAAGAAATAGAGATTCATCAGAAGAATGTCTATGTAAAAAATGTGGTGTTGAAACTGATAGAAGCCTGAAAACGAAAATCAAAGATGGAAATCAATATAAAACGGTTTGTTTTTGTAGTTTTAAATGTTTTGAAAAATTTAAAAACTAAATATGAATTTCAATTGAACTTTTATATAAATCGTATATATAAGTTCCTTTAACCAGATTCGATAACTGATTAATACAATCTGTTTGATTTGAAGATAATTTGAATTGTTCAGTCTTTTCTCTAACTGAATCAAAAATCAATATTTCTGTATTATTTTTAAACACGAAATCATCTTGAAATAATACCTCTATAGAAGCAAATATCTGTTCTATTGAACTAAACATCAACCTATCATACATCTTGTTTTTCTTTTCTCTTGATTCATTTGAAATAGTAAAGAATATACCTTCGATATCATTTGATAATAACAAAATCGACCCTAACATCAGTTCGAAATTTATGTTTTTAGGACGGCAAAATTTAGATACTTTTTCAATTGACTCGTATACTGCTTCTTTAAAGAATTCAATAGAACCATGTCTTGTTTCATCATCAAAATAGGAACATCGTAATGAGTTTGCACTATCAACAATATCTTTTAATATCGAAAGCATATATACCTTCGATATAAATTCCTTCTCTATTTTGACCCATTCAGTTAGAAATGAATAATAATTCAACTTTATATCGTTATAATCTTGTTTATCAAACGGCAATATGATTAGAGACTGAATTATATCAATACATTCATAAGTCCTCGTTCTAAATAGTTCAGATTTAACCTTATTGAGATTTCGAAATGTATCAACCAGTATATCAGAAGCCGATTTGCCATTGCCTTTATCCCATCCATTATCCAATGATATTTTTAAAGGAGAAAATATATTTTTTACAACATTTCTGAATTTCTTTATTTTTTTAGATTCTCTTGTTTTCGTAAGAGTACTTGAGACTGAAACTAAAAAGTTTTTAGCGTCAGCAACCCAATCGAATGTATTCGATGTATGACCAGTATTACTATGAGCTAATGTACATCTCATATTATTATTTTCTATATCATTTGTATATGAGAAACCAAAATCAAAAATGATTGGAAAATGACCCTTTGGTGCAATATAAAATTGGTTATGTTCGTCTACTACATATAGGAATACAATATTAGGACTGCATCTATCCATAAAGATGTTACTTGAATGAAGGTCATAATGAGTAAACTGTATTTTCTTTTGAGCAAAACACAATCCAAGAAGAACCTGCTTAACGGTTGCAAATATAATCGTTTCTGAAACATTTGGGTTAAGAAGATATTGGTTGAATTTTGGTTTGTTCTCGTAATGTTCAAGAAGAAGGATATCACTTGTGACACCATACGAGAATTCTTCAATATGAAACGGATTTTCTGCTTTATAATTTTTATTTGTTTTTGAACTGATTATACCATATGAACGAGAAAAATGAGGACAAAAAGATTCGATACATGTTAAACTTTGGTATATCATATGCTCATGAATAGATAGATAGTTTTTATATTTGGAAAATTTGAATATGAATTTAAGTTGACTTTCTTTCGATTCCAAAATACCTACAACTCCGTTCTCTCCGAGACGAGAGAATACACTATTGAAAAGTAACCAATCTTCCAGTTTTGATTCTAAATTGGAATTGTATAACATATATTCTTCCTGATAATTGGATTCTCTAATATAATCGACTGAATATCGTTTGGTTGTCATTGTCTAATTCATTGGAATATACCAATTTAAATTGGTTTAGATTTTGGTATTTTTATATCATAATTTTAAATTGAAATCCAGTATAAAAAATAAGTATAAATCAGAATAATAAAATGTCAAGTGAAAATAAGTCAGAATCTATTAATATCTATCTGCGAAACGAGGAGCAGAAGTCGACTATTATGAATGATTTGTCAGCAGAAAGGAAGTATATCATTCTTCAAAATGATACTTTACAGGCTGAAAATAGGGAGTATTCAAAGAAAATAAAAGAACTTGAAAATGAGATTGAAGAACTAGAAATCGATTCAGGCAAGATGGAAAAAAGCATGACATATATCAAAGGTATGCTCAAGAACTTCGTTGAGGTCGATAGATTATATAAGAAAATTGAAGTAGAACAAACAGAATTACAGTCTAAAATCAATAAAAATAACGCGTCTAAAAAATATACATATTTTACAGAAATGATAAAATACAACTTGATTTCAATCATATTTTTTATGATATGTTTTTATTTTGATACATATTTTACCTTCTTTGCTTTTACTTTTGATAAGTTGTTGTTTGTATATCTTTTTTACGAATACAATAAGAGGTTGAACCTAAATACAACCTTAACTCATTCTGTTATAGAAGACTCGAGAAACAAGATTAATGATATTCATAAAGCACAGGACTATATCTCCGAGTTAATCGACAACTGTTAACGATAAATATTAACCTAAAATTTTAAATTGCAATACAATTTAAAATTGATACATATCATACATCATCTCCTGCCCTAATCTATTTATAATTATTAAGATTATAATAAATGATAGTTTTTTGCGATAAATTAATGCCTCGTGTATTAAAAGTATCCTGTAGTTCAGACTGGAATATTGAAATAGAACAACATATAAACGAATCAGTCTCTGTTCTAAAAAGTATAATGGCAAAAGCTGAATATCAGTTCATTCTATTATTTGTTTTAAACGGTAAAATTCCTCCTTTTTCTGCAATAATTAAGATTGTTAGCAATCTTGTTTTATTGTATGATGACCTGAAGGCATCAATCGACTTCATTATTATGTATTGTAATAATGAAGATAGCTTGAGAATTATACAGAAAATAATGACTTCATATGAACCAGCAAGACCAATTAAAATAGCTAGGTCAAAGGAAGAGATATTGGACCTCATTAATGAGAAAGAATGTAAAGAATAAATTTTAAATTGTATTACAATTTAAAATATGATGTTTAATTAATTTATTTACTGTACTTTTTGTAACTGCCAACGACGACCCAACTCAACGATGATTTCTTTTGCTTTCATATTTGGATGGTCAACCTTAACTACAGGTCTCATTTGTTCACAAAATACTAGATATGCAGATTTAGCTTTCTTGGGTTTATCATTGGTCTTCTTTTTTACAGATTGCTTCTCATTCTTATATCTCTCATTATCAGAGGAAGCCATTTTCTCGTACTTGAGAAGTTCGAGAACTCGTGTCTTATCTTCTTTTAGTTCTTTCCAACGCTTTCCAAGAAGAACAGTGACATTAACCGAAGTCATATCAGTATGTTCTTCCTTAATTTTAGGACGTTCCTCGGCACAAAAGTAGAGGTAAGAAGATTTTGACTTCTTTGGTTTGTCAGTCTTGTCTTCCTTTTGCTTCTTCTGCTCCTTGCCTGATAGTACAGAACGTAGTTGCTTCTGATTTGAAGCAGAAGACCAACTTTCAACTGTTAGATTATCATTTGATAGGAATTTTTTGACGAAGTTATTAATAGATGTTGCGAGTGCTTTAATATTGGGATTGGTAGTAGCCATTTTCTATATGAAACTATTTTTATAAGCCATATTTAGAATTAAGAGAAAAAATCCAGAATTTAAATTACTTTTAACGTTGTTTCAACATTTAGTGTTCCACCACAATCTCGACCTGAACATACAACATTAACATTACCGTTGAATGCCTTGATTCCATTGATGTATTCTCGATTGTCATCAAACAGTATCATCTTTTTCGTATCCGTAATTCCATAAAGACTAGCGGTTGACATTAAAGTGAAACCCTTTCGCCATCCATATATATTAATATTTTCAGGTAAATAAGAATCTATCTCTTTATATGCATCCTTATTCATTTTTCCATTTAAATAAAAGCTTGAAACGTTATTAAAAGTATCAAACTTATGCTGTTCCATAAAGTCGTATAGATTTGACGGCATCCATTTGAAAAAACGAACAGTATGAGGGAAATAGGATGGATTTGCCGTTGAAATTCCAACTGCATAACCTGCTTTTATACATTCGTCAACTACTTTATCATTTTCTGTTCCTGTAGTAAGTGTATCATCAATATCAAACAGACAAATTCCTTTGAATTGCTCTTCAGTATAACTTTCAAACTTACGATATATGTATAAAACAATCATACTTCCAATAACAATACCTACGATAATATATAATAAACTTTTCTTGTTCATTTATTAATTTATAACATAATAAAAGTTTTCTCGAAATAACTAAATAACGAAATAACGAATGAATTTAAATTGGTCACCAATTTAAATTTCTAGAACATGATTATAATCTTCTGTTAAGACAAGTCTTGTTAAGCATTACATTCATTTCATCTCTATCAGCATCCTTCTTAAGATATTCTGGATAACAAGGATAAACAACAGAACAAGCAGATTCAAAACAATGGTTTATCTTTTCAGGCTCACTTTTCTCCGTAATATAGATGTTTTTGATTAAAGGTCTGTAACCAGCCTCTCGTTCAGCTACAATAGGGATATTTACTTCTGGTATACCTCTATACCATCTCCTATATGGAAGTTCATCATAATCAGTAACAACTTGCTTTCCATTTGTTTTAGTTGCAAAATAAGGAGTTTCGTTATATTTTTTCCTTTGAATTTGATATTGAATATTTGTCATATTTTGAAGATTGATATCAATCGAATTAGTAGACATTTATTAATGAATAAAAAATAAATGTAAATAATATAAAATGTACAATTATGCTTTCTATGCTTACTTGTTTTATAGAGGTATTCGTGCATCGTCTACAATTGAAAATGCCCTTGGGTTTGCCTCTTTTTTAAAAAGTATATATAGGTGGATAAATATAAAAGCGATAAAGGATATCGAGAAAGAGTCGGATTTAGGATGGGTCTTAATATTTATAGAAGATAATAATTTTGAAACAATATGAAAGATTGTGAATTTACAATATAAATTTATATTGTAAAATAAAGTTCTAATATTTAGTTATCCAGTTTCTCTTCGATATGCTCATAACATGAATTGATGATATCGAGAAAATCGTAGTATGATTTTTTCATATATTCATTTGAAATACCAGAATGAATCACTTTTCCAGACTGAAAAACCAGAAAAGTATTATACCTATCATATTCTTTCTTTTTCCGTTCCTTTTCAGGAAGGGATTCAAGAAATTCGTTATATATCGTATAGTTTTCAACCCATACATCATCTTTAAAAACCAGCTTTTTTATTTGTAATTGTGTAATATCATCTTGAAGTGGCATCTTGATATTGAGACCTGTATATCCAAAACTGGTTTCCAGGAGACAATGCAGATTGTCTTGCTTATTAATCATATGTTGATTGAGTTTTTCACGGTCTACCAAGAACCCCAAAGAGAAATCAATATTCCTCATTGATGGTATCAACAGAAAATAAGGTTTTTCGTTATTTTCAACAGTATACAGTTCTTGGTTTCCTCTCATATAGTTCCAGATGTGTTTGATACAATTTTCAGCATGTTGTTCAGTCTTACAACCAGTAAGTTGAAAGGTACCATTTCTACATACTTTGAAGTTTATCAACTTATTAATAATAAACATAACAACTGTTAATGAGTTTCGAAAAAACTTCTTTTGTTTTTTAGCTTTGATTCGAACTCCCTTGATTTTCCCTTCAAATTCTAATGTAACTATTTCACCTTCATTCAGTTCAATATTCTTAGTTTCTTGTTCGACCTTCTTCTTTCGCCCCCTCTTCTTTGGAACCACAGTGTAAGGTGTCGCCTCTAAAAAATCAAACAGCTTATCAAGCTTGATTTTGATATTACCTGAAGAAGTGAAAGTTCGAGTTGATACATCTATATCATCAAAATTCGGATAATCATGTTTTTTAAAGTTGCATACTAGTTTCTTTTTGATTGACGAAGCCATTATTTCCTATTTAAAAATGACTTTCCTTTAAATTCAATTTAAATGTATTTATAAATTATTCATATATCATGAATATTTTTTATTTTACTATAATAAATGAGTGATAATAATCAAAGAAAATATATAATCGGCGGAGTAATATTTGCTGTTGTGGTCGTCGTCATCATCGTAATTGTTGTTTCAACTAGTTCATCTAGTTCTAAATCTAGTTCTCCCGGTTCTCCTGGTATAATAACTCCATTATCCTCGTTAGTCAAGACTGTTTCATTAGAAAGACCATCAGCAGGTGATCCTATTAATCTGTCAGAAATAATGATGTATGACGAGAGAAATATTGTTATACCAGCATCAAATATGACAGCAAATTTAAATCCACCATTGGATGGTTATCCAGCATCAAATATGATAGATGGTGATCTAAATAACTTCGCTCACACTACAGACAACGTGGCGTCTTCGCCTATACAATATATAAGAGTAGTTCTAAATAACCCAATGAAGATATCAAAAATAGTCATTAAAAACAGAGTTGATTGCTGTCGTGAACGAATTAGTGGCCTAGCAGTTAAAACATTGACCGATAGCAATGTTGAATTGAGTAGTAAAGTTTTAACCGGAAGTTCTCTTACATACGAACTAACTTACAATGCGGATTCTGGAGCAAACTTAGGTGTTACTTCTTCAGGTTAACAGGTAGCTTTAATTTATTAATATTTATATATTAATAAAATGACTAGTATGCCAAACAATTGGTCACCATTGCTATATACCATTTTTAAACAGATGTTGTCAAAAACAGTTTTAAATGAAACCGATATTTCGATAAATCATGATTGTGTAATGAAAAATCTAGTTTCAAAGTACCCTAATCCTAATGATATACAATACGGCAAAAAAGATATTCCGGCTATTATTTTGAACTGCAAAAATAATACAAAAGCAATATCAATTCCTTTTGATACCAACATACCTTCTTCTTGGAATAAACAACTTATCAGCAATTTAAGAGATATATTACCTAATACTTTTGAAATTTCCAATCTAGATTTAGATTGTTTAGTTGATTCTTTTAAGAAAAAGTTTCCTAATCCAAATGATTTTATATCTTATACAGTTAAAACCCAAATTGATTCTGATAATGCAACTACTAATCCTCCTGTTCCATCAGATATGGCTACTTTTTGTAACATTCAAGCCATTCAAAAAAGGAGAAATACAAGACATCTTCTCTTTGGAGTTCTATTACTAACCATCGCTTGTTTTATCGCATTCTCTATGATGAAAAAACCAGGTCAATTTAAAGGATAATAATTGTAAACAAAATATAGAAATATGCAAAATATAGAAAATACAGTAATTATTGGCTCCGGACCAGCCGGATATACATCAGCTATTTATCTCGCAAGAGCAATGTTGAATCCCCTAATGATAACAGGAATAATGTATGGAGGTCAGTTAATGCAAACAACAGAAATAGAGAATTTTCCAGGCGTATATTCAACCGAAGGTGAAGGATTAATGAACATAATGAACAAACAGGCAGAGAATTTCGGAACTACATATAAGAGAGATGATGTCGTCTCTATCAATACTCAATCCAGACCTTTTAGGATTTTAACTTCAAGAGGAGAAGAAATTCAAAGTAAATCAATCATAATTACTACTGGTGCTAAACCAGTCTGGTTAGACATCGAAGGAGAAGAAAATCTAAGAGGAAACGGATTATCCACATGCGCAACTTGTGATGGCTTTTTCTTTAAAAACAAAGAGATTATCGTAGTTGGTGGAGGTGATTCCGCCTTTGAAGAAGCAATCTTCTTATCAAGATATGCATCAAAAGTAACCATAGTTCATCGTCGAAGAGACTTTAGAGCAAGCAAGATTATGATAAATAGAGCAGTTCAACATGGTATTCATTTCAAGGTCAATTTTAGAGTTACACAATGGCTAGAGAATGAATCATTTTTATCAGGAGCAATTCTAGAATCAACTCTAACCGGAGAAAAAGAATCAATTGAATTTCAAGGTGCTTTTATAGCAATTGGTCATCATCCTAATACAGAATTTTTACAGGATAAAGTTGAATTGGATAATGATGGCTATATCATAACAGGAAAGTCTTCCCTATACAACACTATGACATCAGTAGAAGGAATATTTGCAGGTGGAGATTGTGTCGATAAGATATATAGACAAGCAATTACTTCTGCAGGAATGGGCTGTTCATCCGCTTTAGATTGTATAAGATGGTTAGAGAATAATGAAAATCATAAAGAAGATGATAATGAGAATAAGTAGCTTATGAATTAATAGCTATTAATAAATTACTAATGAGATTCAAAGCTAAAAATAAGAAGAAATCAAGTGTTGTTAAAAATCACGGAAAAAGAATATTGGAATTGAGGGCAACAATGGAAGAATATGCTAAAGTATCTAAAATTTTAGGAGATAAACGAGTAATGGTTGTACTTGTAGATAATCAACAGATAATAGCTCATATTCCAGGTAAGTTTACCAAGAAAAAGATATGGGTAAATATTGATAGTGTAGTCCTTGTTTCGAGGAGAGAATTCGAGAATGATAAGATGGATATTATTCATCTGTATGACCACGACGAGGTCAAAAAGTTAGTAAAAATGGACGAGATTCCCGAATCATTTTTACAGTCTGGAATATCTCAAATTATAACAGAACATCATGATAATGATGAAGGATTTGATATTGAAAATAGCGACGATGACGAAAAGAAGATTTCTCAAAAGGAAAGTAAAGGTGGAGGTGGAGGAGAACTAGCGCAATCTAACCTTGATTGTGGTTTTGATTTCGAAGAGATTTAATCATCCTCTAAAACTTGAATATTAAATTTATAAAATTTAATATCTAATTGCTATCACTTTGATACTGTGTATCATTATATTCATCTGATTCTGTTTCATCTTCTGAACCCGAAATATAGAATCTATATCTTGCATTAGCCGATACAGAACTTAGGATATTGAAACTCTTGTTCATTTCGTAAACATTGGCTTCCGCAATTTCGATAGCAAGCTTAACAATGTGCTTAGAAATCGAACTGTAAATTTCATAATAATCAGGATTTTCATTGAAATTTGCTCTTGTAAGAATAATTGATTTAGAAATGGAAGGTACAATTGAACTTAAAATCTTCATTTCTTTTACCGTTTCTTTTATAACTGATTTTTTAATATTTTCTTTAGTTTCATTAATTATCATTTCTTGAATCATTGGAGGTGCATTTTCAATTGATTCTGCAATTGTTTGGAGACATAGATTGGTAAGACTAGACATTATTTCTTTTCTATCCATAAAGTTAAATTATAATTCAATTTGAATTATACACCTCCACCATCAGTTATAATCCAACCTTTGGATATTAAATTATTTCTTGCATTTACTACAGAAACATTTGATAGTGAATATTTAGTTATACCCACATGAAATGTTATTCCGTTTGGAACTCCAGTACTTTGCCCCACAAAATTAAAACTGCGTTATAAAGGTCTTGATTCGTAGTTGGAACATTAAAATCTACACCATAAAACATATTATTCATACTTTTAACTGAGTACGGAATCCAACTAGAACTAATTTAAAATCCTATTGGTGCGTTTTCGTTTGTCAATGAAGAATCATCTCTAAAATAAATAGACGATGGTATTGTATTAAATATCCAGTTCATACGAGAAGTAGTTCCTCCTGGTGGTTCTCCATTATTAAATTCATAAGCAACAAAAAACATACCAACTATATTTGTAACTAAACGTGTATTCCAATTACCGATTGGTTGATTAAATACGAAAGCAGTGGAAAACATATATTGCATATCTGTAACTGCACTAGTATTCCAATTACCGATTGGTTGATTAAATTCATAAGCACCAGCAAACATATATCGCATATTTGTAACTGAACTTGTATTCCAATTACCGATTGGTTGATTAAATGCATAAGCGCTTTCAAACATATAACTCATATTTGTAACTGCACTAGTATTCCAATTACCAATTGGTTGATTAAAAATAGTATTAATAAACATACCAGTCATATTTGTAACTGCACTTGTGTTCCAATTTGAAATATCTTCATTAAAAATTATGCAATCTCTAAAACAATAACGTAAGCTTTGAGTTAAAGATAAATCCAAAGTATTACTTGCTGATATATATAATTGTTCACAACCATAAAAATATGAACCCTCATCAGTCCCTAATTTAAAATTAGTTCCCCAAGAACTAATATTAATTATTTTTAACTTATCACCATCATTATTAAAACGAAATCCACAACATATGCCTGTAATTGTAACTGTTTTGGAACCTGAAACACTGTAAGTATGTAATATGTCTATTTGATTATATTGTGTTATAGTAGAATTAGAGCCATCACCCCAATCAACTAAAAAGTTATATTGACCAGTTGAAATGAGAGGCAATTTAAACTGATTTGATAAAGATGAACCATCTGAAGTATTAAAAGTATCAATAGTAAATATAAATGGAATTGAAATAATTGGAATTGGAATTGGAATTGGAATTGCACTTGTAATGACCCAATTTGTCCCATCGCTTACAAGGGTCGCAGACGAACCTGCAGTTGCAGGTAAAATTTGGTTTCCAAGTGTACCCGAATTTATTGGATATACATTAGACGCATTACTATTCACAAGCTGTGTAGTAATGTTTTTAAACATAAGTTCTCTTCCGATAAATAAGCTTGCTGTTGGTAGAGTAACCGTGATAGTGCCAGTACCATTACATATAATCCAATTATGACTTGCAAGAACAGTGTAAGTAGAAGATGTTATTGTAATAGGTGCACCCCTTGATAATGAACCTGATATATAAATTCCATTACAATAGAGATTATTCCATACTAATGAACTGCTTCCAATATTTCTTGTTTTTGTTGTATTTGGTAATATATTACCTCTGAAAGTTGTAACTCCATTTACATCTAAAATAGAACTATTATTAGCTGTGTCTGTTCCAATACCAATATACCCAGGACCTATACGTAATCTTTCAGCTCCATAGACAACAAAAGACATAAAACGGATACCATACCCGTTGAAATCAATATATGTTTTATTAATTGTTGTAGTGGCTCCTCCCGCACTTATTCTCAATTGACCAGCATCGGCACCTGTAGTTGTATTTCCGATTGTATTAAAACTCATCGAACTAATTCCGCATATTTCGTTTGAAGTTACACCTTGTGTTGCACCTCTAGTTGCACTAGAGGCTGAATTGTTTGTCATAACTATCCCATTAGAATTAACAACAACAGAACCAACAACATCAAGTCTTCCAGAAGGCGTAGAATGAGAAATACCAATCATGCCTAAATTAGTTATTCTCATTCTTTCAGAATTATTTGTTATAAAAAGTAAGGGATTTATAGCATTGGATAAATTAAAAATTAAGTCTGTATTATAATAATAATTTTTACTCATTTTATTACAACGGTGATTATAAGTTTAAATTATTGATTTTAATTATGACAGTTCAAATTAACCTTAAATAGTAATATATAAATTATATTATTATTTAATCATCATTAATTTACAACTCTAGCTCTAAAAGAACTTGAAAATGTATTGTAATCACTATTATAATACTTATCACTCACGATTTCTAAATTGTCACTCAAACCATTTCCATTTCTATCCAACACAATCTGACTATCAACAACAACCGCTCCCGCTCGTGGATTTCCAGTTACACCTACACACTGAACCGAAAATGGACTTGAAAAAGAATCATTCCATATCAACCCATCATTCGAATAAGCTATCGAATTCGTTATACCGGTCATTGTTCTAGACGAAACGCTCTGATTTATATTTACTGTATACGGAGAAGCCGTTCCACTCACTATTTTAGTACCACTTGCAACTCCTGTTCCAGATATTATCATTCCGACATAAATTAACGGTGAATTTGTAAAAGCTGTAACTGTTAATGTCGTCCCTGAAATTGACCCTGTAAAAGAACTTGTATTTACCGGACCAGACGCAATCCATTTTTTACCAGTCCAACTAATTGAATTAGAAGACAAAGGAAAAATAGTCAATGAATTCGATATAGCAGTCCAAGTTATGCCATCAGTCGATATAGCAATCGTATTTGAACCTGAACCAACCGACACAAATCGTAACCCATTCCAAAACACGCAATTACCCTGTGAAGTAAAAGGCTGACTTGTAACAGCTGTCCAAGTTGATAAATCAGATGAATAAGCAATTGTATTTGTACCAGAACCAACAGCAATATATCGAACTCCATTCCACGACATGCCTGCTATCGAATTTGTGGGCAGATTTGCACTCGTCGAAGAAGTCCAAGTAACCAAATCTGTAGATGACGACACATTTACATTTGAACCGTTCATTGCACTTGGCGACACCGTTTGACTACTACTTATAGTATATGTACCAACACCACCAGAACCCGTTCCGTAAGATGAAATTGTAGTTCCTGAAGATATTGTGCCACCACTTATAGTCATTCCAGGATAAATCAAGCCTGCATTCGGATTCATTGTTAATAGTCTTACTTTTAGGTTTACAGTTGAGAAATTTAATGTCTTGTTTACAAGCGCATCTGTAGCATTATTTAACTCAGCATCAGTTAGAGCCCTATCATAAACAAGAAGACCACCTATACTACCATTGAAATTAGGTTCTGAACTTGCGCTATAATTACTTCTACCTATATTATTATAGATGGATGTTCTATCATTAACTATTGCGATTGTCGTGTTTGCTATTAATGTCTTATTTCTAAAAAGTTCTAATTTTGTATTACTTTTAGTATATCTAATCGAAACTGCTATCCATTCATTTTGATTTATACTACCAGCACCAGGATACCATTCTATAACAAGTGTCGTATTATTACTTATTAAACAATAAAAATTAGTTGAGACTCCAGATCTGCCTAAAAATAAATTATCAATTCTATTCTGATTTTGCGTTCCATTTGCAAAATCAAAAATACGTTCGCTATTTACAACTGTCCCCGAAAATTTAAAATAAACTATAGCAGTAAAACCACCATTAGTGTTAATATTCAAATTCAAATTATTATTAGAAAGATACTGAGAATTAGCTCTATTAAAATCAACACTATTTCCATCAAACGTAGGTTGATTTGCAGTTCTATATTGAGAAAATGAATTCCATCTAGAAACAGAAGGATTTGCAATTGGATAATCATATAATATTTCACTTACTGTTAATGTTGTCCCTGATATACTTCCAACAAAAGATACCGAACCAGTACTTCCAACAATTGTCTTTTTTCCATCATAAACAGACGGATTTGCACCAGAAGCTATTTGGTTTTGACTTGGTGTCCAATTTATTCCATCACTTGAATATGCAACTGTAATTGGAGTTCCACTCATTGTTATAGAAGATATAGTTTGTGAATCATTTACATTATAAATTCCAACTGAACCAATTCCTGAACTAAAAGATGTTATTTTTGTACTCGCTGTGATTCCTGAACCATATACAGTCATGCCAACATAAATAGACCCTGTCAATACAGAAGTTACAGTTAAAGTTGTTCCTATTATACTACCGATAAATGATACTGAACCTTCCCCTGTAGCTACAAAATTTGAACCTGTCCAAATTATATTATTACAAGTATTCGAAAAAATAGAATTTCCGATACCGGTCCAAGTTAAGCCATCTTTAGAATAAGCAAGTGAACTTGATACTGCATTTACTATTGTTCCTGTTGAAACATTAGATGTTGAACTTATTGTGTATGCACCAGTTCCACCTGTTGTTGGACCTAATAATATTTGTGTATTTGAAGTAATCCCTGAACCACTTATTGTCATGCCTGGATATATATTTCCTAAGTTTGGAGAAATAAGCAGTCTTACTTTTAGGTTTGTAGTTGAAAAATTTAATGTTTTATTCACAAGAGCATCGGTAGCTATGTTTAACTCAGTATCAGAGAGAGCTCTGTCGTAAACGAGAAGACCACCTATACTACCTGTGAAATAACCATCAACAGATGGATAACTACTTTTTCCAATATAATTATAATTTGTTGATGCACGAGTAGTTACATTATTTACAGTTGTAGTTCCACCTGTTATTAATGTCTTATTTTTATATAATTGAAATGTAGGACCAATAGCATTATACCTAACAGCAACAGTCATCCATTCTCCTTGAACAATTTCATTTCCTGCTGTAATACGAGTTACAGAAGTTGTTGCCCCATTAAATATTCTAAAATTTAAATTTGCTGTAGCAGTCTCTCTATGTAAAATAATTGTATCATTAACCTGATTAATACCGTTTGTGAAATCGAAAATTCTTTCACCAATCGCAGGAGTCCCTGTAAACTTTACATACGCTATAGCTGTAAAACCTCCCTCTTCAAATATTCTCAATGTCAAACTTGAAGTACTAAGAAATCCAGAAGTAGTACTATCTTTTGCGCCACCATTAAAATTCACGCTTGTCAAATCAAAAGTTGGTTGTTGATCAGTTGTCGCTTGAGAAAATATTGCAGAAGTTGAACCCCAAGCAGAAACGTTCGGGTTTAAAGTTGGATAATCATATAACATTTCTGATACTGTTAAAGTTGTATTTGTTGTAATTGAACCTAAAAAAGTAGCTGTATTTGAAACTCCTCCAGCAACCCATATACTACCATTCCAACAAGAAGTATTTGATTTCAAGGGGAAAATGTTCTTTCCAGTTCCAGTCCAACTTAAACCATCATTTGTAGAATATCCTAGAGTATGGTTTGAGCCTGAACCTAAAGATACAAGGGGATGTTGAATATAGGTTGAAGAAATATTTCTAGTCGAATTTGCATATATTCCAGCAAGATTAAATATAGTAACTCCGGTTCCTGTCCAATTTATACCGTTTGATGAATACGCAGTAGCGTTAGTCCCATCACCACCTGCTATCCAATAGGTTCCATTCCAATGAACTCCGTAACAATTTGAAGTAAAAGGAGTGTTACCTAATCCAGTCCAATTTATACCATCGGTAGAATAGGCAATTGTGTTTGTTCCTGAACCTCCTGCAAGCCAAATATTTTCATTCCACGAAACAGAATTACATTTACCTGAAAAAGTACTAGAACCTAAGGCTATCCAGTTTAGACCATTAGTAGAATAAGCTAGAGTATTGGTTCCGAACCCCCCTGCGATAAATATTTTTCCATTCCATTTTACAGAAACACAATAATCTGAAAAAATAGTTGCTCCCAATGCTACCCAATTTATACCATCGTATGAATAAGCAAGCGTATTTGTACCTCTACCCCCTGCAATCCATATTTTTCCATTAAATTCGAAACTATATAAAGCAACAGTGAAAAGCGAAGTTGTTGTTTTTATCCAAGTTAAACCGTCATATGAATAGGCAATGACGCCTGCTGATGATGTAATTCCTCCTGCTACCCACATGCTTCCATTCCATTTTACATATTTACCCTCACTGCCAAATATATTTGTTCCTAAACCAACCCAGTTTAACCCATCAAAAGAATAAGCCATTGTATTGGTTCCAGAACCAGCTGCTACCCATATGCTTCC